AATGTGCTCAGAAAGCTAACCCTAATCTAGGAGTATCAAATAACCTAGAATTTATTACCAAAGAGACTAAGAAAGCTATAAATAATCCTTCATACGAGTTAGAGTGTAGAGTCAAGTATTTTAATGACTGGGCAGATAGTGAGGACGTATGGTTACAAGATTTCCTTATTAATACAGTTACCTCAAAAGAGAGATTAAATATAGATAAGTATTGTAATCCTAACTACGTGTGTTATTTGGGTGTAGACCTTGCTGCTACAAGAGATTTAACAGCAGTTGTTATACTTTTTAGGCACCTAGAAACAGGGAAATTTACAGCTATACCTAGATTTTATATACCCTCCTCAGCACTTGAAGGTCATAAGCTATCAGACAAGTACAAAGAGTGGCACCGAAACGGATTTTTAGAAGTGTGCCCAGGGAATGTTACAGATTACAATTATATCACTAAAGACATACTAGACCTCAATAGTAAAATGATTATTGAAACTATTGGTTATGATGCTTGGAATAGTACCCAGTGGGCAGTAGATGCCACAGAATTGGGGTTACCATTACAACAGTACAAGCAGTCAATAGGAGTATTTAATGCACCTACAAAAGAGCTGGAGAGATTAATACTCAGTGATAGTATTGAGTTAGACAATAATCCTGTATTAAGATGGTGCTTTAGAAATGCAGAATTGAGAAGAGACCACAACGGAAACTGCAAACCTGACAAATCAAACGTTAATAAAAAGATAGATGGAGTTATTGCTCTTATACAAGCTATTGCTATGCACTGGCTAGACTATGGAGGAGCTATACCTGAGCTACAAATAGAAACATACAAGAACTAAAATTTAAACCTATGACAACACAAAAGAGACATTTAAAACAATGGGTTTATTTGACATTTTTAAGAGCAAACCTAAGGAGCCAGAAAAGAGAGGATTTGTAGAACAAGTCCAAGCAGCCTCAGCATTAAACTATCTAGGTTCTGGAGGTATAGTAGCTCCAAATAAAGCACTTTCATTATCTGCTGTGTATAGATGTGTTGAGGTGATTAGTGCAGCTTGTGCTAGTATGCCTCTAGAAGTATACAAAAAAGTAGAGAGAGGTATCTATACTCCTGACTTTGAGCACCCAATAGCTGATGTGATTGGTGATAATCCTGAGGCTCTAACATCTATGTACGAGATTATTAAGGCTGCTGTATCTAGTATGTTGCTTTGGGGTAATGGCTACATTTTAATAAAGAGAGATAATAGTGGTACTCCTAAAAGTTTACAGCTACTTAGACCTCAAGATGTAACTATAGAGTTAGATGATGCTAGAACTACACTTTTTTACAAATGGGTACACTCTGACCAGTACATAGATAGAACTGATATGATACACCTTAAAAACTATACTACTGATGGTATAGTAGGTATCAGTACTCTAACCCACGCTGCTAATACTTTAGGTTTAGCTACCTCAGCAGAAGACCACGCCAATAAATTCTACACTTCTGGAGCATCAAGCTCTGGTATTTTCAAACTGAAACAGGAGCAGGGTAAAAGACAGTTTAATAAAGACGGTACTCTGGAGACTGCTAACGGTATGGATGATGTTAGAAAGAGTATCAGTGAAGTTTACGGAGCTGGAGGTACAGGTAATGGGTACATTTTAGTTAATGCAGATATGGATTATACACCTATTACTGTTAATCCTAGAGACTCACAACTACTTGAGGTGCGACATTTTGCAGTAGATGAAATCTGTAGATTCTTTGGAGTTTCTCCTACTAAAGCATTTGATCTAAGACACTCTACTATGAATAATGTAGAGAGTCAGCAATTAGCTTTTATCACAGACACTATCTACCCTTTAACTATCAAGATTCAACAAGAGCTATCTAGAAAGCTATTCAGCACCAAGGAACGCAAAATCTATACTATCAAAATGGATTTTACCACACTACAAAAAGCTGATTTAGACTCACGCTCAAACTATTTCCTACGCCTTGCACAAATCGGTGCAATCACTCCAAATGAAGTTAGACAAGAATTAGGCAGAGCACCAGTAGAGGGTGGGGACACTCCATTAGCACAAGTCAATATGACCAAGTTAAACCTACTTGGAGAAAAAAGTGAGGAAAATGCAGGAAGTGATGCTACACAGACAGACAGTTAAACTATTTAATAACAGACAACAGATGAAAAACAACACAAAAAAAGAGACCAGACAACTAGTAGAAGGTTCAAAAATTACTAGTGAGAACTCTAGACAGATTGTAGGTTATGCTGCTGTATTTGACACTTGGAGTCAGGACTTAGGAGGATTTATAGAGCAAATTGATAAGAGAGCCTTTGATGGAGTAGTAGAGAAATCAGATGTAATGGCAGTGTTAAACCACAATATAGAAAGAGGACTATTAGCAAGATCTAAAAATGGTGAAGGTTCACTAAATCTAGAAGTAGATGAGATTGGGCTTAAATATACTTTTGAGGCACCTAAAACTGCTATAGGTGATGAAGTATTAGAAGGGGTTAAAAGAGGTGATATTACTGCCTCCAGTTTTGTATTTACAGTAGAGTCTGATGAGTGGGATTTTACTAAATCTCCAGCACAAAGAACTATCAAAAAAGTTAATCTACTATTTGATATCTCACCTGTATATACTCCAGCATACTTAGATACTACAGTAGCACAAAGAAGTATAGATACTCATAAAGAAGAGACTAAAATTAATGCTCAGGCTGCTCAGTCAGAGTATAGAAACAGATGGTTACAGATACAGAATAACCTGTAACACCTACCTAAAATTTTTAAACACACAATTTATCTAAATATAAATTAGGATGAATCTAATAGACGCAAGAGAGAAGCGCACTGAGTTGCTAGCTGAGGCTGAGGGATTGAATAAGACAGCTGAGACTGAAACTAGAACACTTAATACCGATGAAGGTAAGCGCTTTGATGAGATTATGAAAGAGGTCGAGGTGATTAACCAAGACATTGAAAGACAAGAAAAACTAGCTCAGGAAGGGCGAAAAATTGAAAACACAAAAACTATTAAACCAGAAGTAATGGAAAAAAGATCATTAGTAGGTCTATTGGCTGATGCCGTTAAAGACAACAAAGGAAAAGTTAATTTATCAGAGGCACGTGCTTTACAAGCTACAGGTGGTGCTGCTGACGCTGTTGCAACTTCAACAGAGGATATTATCACAGCTTTAGAGAAAGAATTAGTAGCTACTAAATTAGGTGCTAGATTTATTACAGGAATCCAAGACAATGAGAAATTTCCTGTTATGCCTTCATTCGATGCAGGTTTTGTATCAGAGAATGGTGAGGCTCCTACAAATGACAAATCAATGACAGCTATTAACTTGTCTCCTAAACGTATCTCTACTCAGGTACCAGTATCAAAAACTTTGCTATTGCAAGAGAATGTAGGGGTAGAGTCTCAAATTAGAAAGAGTATTGTATCTGCAATTAGACAAGCACTGGAGGCTAAAATGTTTTCTAAATCAGCTAAGACTGCTGATGCTCCTGCTGGTCTATTAAATGGTATGACTGCTGTAGATGCAGGTGAGGCTATTGACTGGGAGAAAGTAGTAGAATTAGAAGGTACTGTAGATGCTTCAAATGCATTAGATGGTAACCTAGCATACGTAACTAATGCAAAAGGTCGTACAGCTTTAAAAACTGCTAAAAAAGATGCTGGCTCAGGTCGTTTCTTACTAGAAGGCAATCAGGCTAACGGATATAATGTAGTTCGCACTAACCACCTTGCTAACAACTTTGGTACAGGTACTAATGAAACTCCTATGGTATTTGGAAACTTTGCTGACTTAGCTATCGCTCAGTGGGGAGATATTGAAGTAATTGTAGACCCTTATACACTAGCTGGTAACAACCAAGTTAGATTAGTAGTTAATGCAAATTTTGACTTTGCTAAGCTACGCCCTGAGTCATTCCAATACTCAACATTTACTGTATAAATTCATTTATATATTTTTTCACAAAGTAGGAGAGTTACGGCTCTCTTACTCTTATAAATACTTACTGATATGTATATAACATTAGAAACAGCTAAGGAGCATCTGAGACTTGTAGATGATTTAGATGATACTTATATCTCAATGCTGATTAGTGTAGCAGAACAGGCAGTAAGTGACCAAATTAATGAACCTCTATCTAAGTTTGAGGTAGTAGGAGATATACCAGCACCATTAAAACACGCAGCTCTATTACTTATAGGTCAATTCTACGAAAACAGAGAGCCTGTTATAGCTGGAGTTTCTATATCAAAAATACCTCTGACATTAGAGTATTTACTCCAACCATATAAAACAGTTGCAGTATGAGAGCAGGGAGACTAGATAGGAGAGTGAGCCTGTACAAATGTACAACAGAAAAGGACAGATTTGGCTCCACAAAAGAGACGCTCACTAAATACACAGTACTACCTGCAAGTATTCAATATGTCAACGGGTCGGAATTAATCAAAGATGGAGAGATTTTTAATAGTGATTTTATCACTGTTACAGTCAGATATAACTCACAGATTAAGACCTCAGATGAATTAGAATACAATGAGGTACATTATAATATCACTTACGTAGAGGAGCTTGGACGCAGGGAGGGTATGCGTGTAACAGCTCATAAGAAAAACACCTAATACTAATGGCTGATGGTTTTAAACTAGAGTCTCAAGGTATTAAAGAATTAGACCAAGTGTTTACTACCCTTTGCAGCAGTCAGCAGAGAGCTGTAATGTTATCCAATTTTCGAAAAGCGGCTAAACCTCTGATCAAGCAAACTAGGTCTAACTACAAGTCTAATCACGGTGCTACTACCAAGTCAGGTACATTTAAATCTATTGGTAACTCAGCAAGGAGACAAAATATAAATCTAAGAGTCGGTGCAAGAGTTGCAGGTAAATATAAAGGTTACCACGCTCACATACTAGATAAGGGTACTAAAGAACGTTTTAGGACAACTAAATCTGGTAAAAGAGTTTCTACTGGTAGAATAGTAGGTAGTAAATTCTTCACTAACGCAGTAAACACCTCCCAACCTCAAATAGAGAAGAGAATTAAAGATGAATTCTATAGCACTCTATCAGCCTATATCCAGAGGTACAACAAGAGGAAATCTAAACAGAAATGATAGCACTTGCAATAAGTGATATTCTCTCTACTGACCAAGATGTACAAGAGAGAATAGGAGATAATCACGCTCCACTAGCTGTACCAATTGACACAGAAGGTACACACGTCACCTACACTACTACCTCTCTGGAACCAGCTTATACAAAAGCCTCACTACACGCTGTAGGAGATACTTACACTGTAGATATTGAGACGGTTGCAGATTCTTATGCTGATTGTGTTGTAACTGCTCACTCTGTACGATTAGCACTTGAAAAAAGTAGAGGTGAGTTCAATGGATTAAATGTAGTAAGAGTCACACTACAAGGCAGTTCAAACTTCATAACAGATGACTCAAAGTACTTAAACAAACAAATTTTTTCAATAACTATTAAACACTAGTAATATGGCGACTACAGGAATTTTAGACGGTGGTAAGGTGACCTTATTTGTGAAAGACGGAGCTAATTATACTCCTATTGGTTACTCTACTTCTTGCTCATTAGAGTTAAGTGTAGACACTAGAGAAACATCATATAAAGGCTCAGGAGGCTGGAATACTAAAAGATCAGGTAACAAGAGCTGGACAGCTTCAGCAGATGGATTAGTAGCACTAGATGACTCAGATAATGGATATGTATACTCAATGGATGCAGCTATGACTGGTGACCCTGTCACTATTTACTATGTATCAGGTGAATCTAACCCAGTAACAGGTGATATTGCTTACACAGGAGACGCAGTATTTACCTCTGTAAGCTCTACTGCTGGAGATAATGAGGATGTAACATACTCAATTAGTTTAGAAGGAGCTTCTGCTCTTACTAAGGAAACTATAGCATAATACTAAACGCTACTAGCAGGGCGGTCTATACTCTAGGCTGCCTTTTTTTTATATCAAAACTTATTAACAACATAAAAAATATATTCAAATGAACTCTAATATAACTATTAATGGAGAACAGTACCCAGTTAAAATGGGATTCAGAGCACTATTAGACTTTGAAGAAATGACAGGTAAAAATGCTAACCAATTAGGAGAGCTTTCTACTAAAGAAATGATAGCTCTATTCTATTTCGGAATTAAGGCAGGGAGTAGAAAAGAGGCTAAAAAATTTAACTATGATTTTGATGGGTTTATTGACCTAATAGAGGACTATCCAGAGATTATAGAGCAAATGGGCAGCCTAATGACTCCAGAGGAGGGAAAGTAGAGACCCACTCAGAAGGTAATGAGGTAGTAGATTTACCCTCAGTACTAGAGCTGTTTGGTATTGCTGTAGGTAAAATAGGCTTAGACCCTGACTACTTTTTAGATGAAATCACTCCTCAAAGATTCAATGCAGTATTATCTGCCTATCAAGATAAAGTTAATACCTCTTTTGAACAGACACGACTACTAGCATACTACTCTATACTACCTCACTACGACACTAATAAAAAGGTACCAACACTACAGGATTTTATGCCTTTTGAGTGGGATACTAAGCCAGATAAAAGGGAGCAGAAGGATAAGCCTAAGCTCTCAAAGGAAGAACTGGAGCAGCAAGTGAAAGCTGCTACAATGATGTTAAACAATGGCAAACGGAAAGTTTAGTATTTCGGTTCAATTGCTTGCCCAAATGGATCAATTCAATAAAAATATGGGGAGAG